TTTGTGTCCCCTCCGGAGGACATAACGGGGCCCTGAGATAATCCGAGATTCCGGTTGACGGCCCGTCGTAGTCGTGGTACATTGACCGCAGACAAGGAGGTCGCCATGAGAATGTCAGATAGGACAGAGCGGAAGGTCGAGGAACTCCAGTTCGACGGGTGTCAGATATGCGGGACGAACGACGAGAGGTTCGAGATCGTCGCGTGGTGGTGCGAGGGCGACCGTGACGGTCTCTCATTCGAGACTGAGGTCGAGTGTCAGGTGTGCGGTGAGATCGACGAGGTCTCCGGGTTCGACCCGGGTTGTGTCCGGTGTCACGGTCTCGGCCTGAACGTCTTCGGGTATCGCGACTACGCGGGAGACCCCATTCTTGAGGCCTGCGGTCTCTGTCAGTGGGCGTTCTTGGGCGGTGCTATCTACAATCAAAGGAGGTCGTCATGAGGAATCTCCGCATGGAGGAGAAGTTGAAGTCGGGAGATTGTCTCGATGTTCGGAAGGAGGGATCATCTCTAGGTGGCGGCCGGTTTCAGCTAGCCCGGTTCGTCGAGTATGTCGATTATTGTGACGCCGAAACCGAATCATGGATCTGGAGTATCGGTCGAAACGAGTCGGGAACGATCTTCGCCTCGACCTCGGCGGAGTTCTACCAGAACGAGGCGTTCGAGTGTTTGTTTCTCAGATAAAAAGGAGGTCGTCATGAGTGAAGGAGCGATCGCAATTCACGAACAGGAAGAGATCGACGAGATCCGAACGGGTATCGGTCTCCTGACGGACAAGGTCCACGACCTCCGCGTCTTCGACGCGGCGTCTGTCGCCGTCGGGACCGACGTCCTCGGCCTGATCCTCGCCCGGAAGAAGAGGGTCGAGGCGATGAGGGTCTCCCTCGTCAAGCCCCTGAACGATCATGTCCTCTTCATTAACGCCGGGGTCAGGCCTCTCGCCGTCGAACTCGCCCGTCTCGAAGGGGTCGTCAAGAAGGACATCCTCGATTATACGGCGGAGGTCGAACGCCTCGCCCGCGAGGAACATCGCCGGAAGGTCGAGGAGGCCCGCGTGAAGGCCGAGGCCGAGGCGGAGGAGGCCCGGAAGACGGCGGAGGCGGAGGCCATCGAGGCCGGGTTCACCGAGGAGGAGTCGACCGAACTCGCGGAACTGGAGGCCGAGGCGGTCAAGGACGAGAGCCCGATCATCCTCCCGCCCGTCCCGGTCACGACGATCGAGACGCCGAGGTCGAAGGCGACGGTCCGGAAGGTGTGGACGTTCGAGGTCGAGAATATCAACAAGGTCCCGGCGGTGTATCTCCTCCTCGACCCGAAGGCGGTCAACGGTGCGATCCGCGAAGGGGTTCGAGAGATCAAGGGTCTTCGGATTTTCCAGCGGTCGATCCTGTCGGGAGGTCGGTCATGAAGGGCCGGGCGAGGTGGGGAGTGATCGGCCTCTTCGGGATGAGCCTCCACGCGGTCTCTGAGGCGATGACTCAGCGTCGAAGTCGCGACCCGGTGTCGGTCATCTCGGGCCCGATGGTGTGGTCGTTCTGCGGCCGCGCTATGTCCGAGAGGCGGGTCGACCTTTTCGACTTCATCCCCGATGTCAGGTTCCGGAAACTCTGTCCGACCTGTGTCCGGGCGATGAAGTCGCGGGTCGTGTCGGGTTCGGTGAAGATGGTCGTCGAGGCGAAAGCGTTCCGTCGGTAAGGGTCAAGGCGACCTCCTTCCCTGACCGACGGGAGAACGCCCCGGGGCGGGTAGCTGGCCCTCCCGGGGCGTTCTTGTCTTTGTCGCCGTGACATCAGACGAGGCGAGGATAACACGAACCCGGCCCCGCGCCGGTACGATCACGGGGCCGGGCGTGTCAGCCGGCGGGAGGGTCCCCTAACGCCGACCTTCACCTCAGAACCGGATCCCGAGGCGGGCGCGGGTCCTCCACGAATCATCCGAGGCGAGAGAGTCGCCCGTGTCGCCCCTGAACGGTCGGTCGATCCCGAGGTCGACGAAGAAGTTATCGCCCCCGAGGACGCCGCCGAACCCGGGCGCGACGAAGTACCCCTCCTGATCCTCGAAGAGTTTCACCGCCTCGGCCGAGAAATAGAAGTGAGTTCCCTCTCCTCCGAGGATGAACCGCCCGACCGCGCCGAGGCCGAAGACAGAGGCCTTGTCGTGGTCGACCTTGACCTGACTCCAGTTCAGGACCGGGCCCAGAGAGAACAGTCGCCCCAGAGGGAGACGCCATTCGAGGGCGAGGTCGAGCCGGTTGTCATTATTGTCGAAGACGACGCCATCGAGGCCGAACGATAGTTCCTGTTCGCGTTCGGCGACGGCGGGTGTGAACAGAAGGGCCCCGATCGTGAACGCGAGGCCCCACTTCATGAACGATCTCTTCATCGAACCCTCCCTTGATTTTCTCTACCTCATTTGAGGTCGAGATAATCAAACCTTAGATGACGACCCACTTGACGAGGTCCTTCTTCCCCGCCTTCTCCAGACGAACGCGAATCGCCTTCCCGAGGGCCGTGATGATCGGGACGGCGACCCATCCGAACGGACTCGCGGTCAACATCGTCAGGGCGACGGCCGCCCCTGACGCCAGTGTTCCCCGGAGCAACTTGTAAACGATTCCTCTGATCATGACTGACCTCCTCTCTGACAGTGACGAACGATCTCTTCGACTTTCAGCATGACGCCGCTCGACGTCTCCATGACCTTGACGGCCCCGCCGATGACCTTCGAGTTCTCGTTCACCGCCGTCGTCGACTTCTCGATGACGGTGTGACACGCCTCGGCGATCTGTTTGTCGACGAGGGCCTTCTCCTTCAGGTGTGCGAGGAACCGATGAACGATCCACGCGAGAACGCCGAGGGCCGGGACGGCCTTGACAATTTCGATGGTGAGGGTCTCGGCGATTCCGTTCATTCAGGCGGCCTCCATGATCGACGCAGGATCGACGAGGACCCCCTGATACCTCGCCTCGGTGTGAACGTGAGGAGTGACGTTCTCATACTTCGACGTCAGGTCCTCCATGAACCCGAACACCTCCCCCCTCTTCAGGATGCGACCGGCGAGGAACCTCGGCCACACATACAGATACTTGATCGACCATTCATCCCACTCGATGACGATGACGTGAAACCTCGGGTCGACCTGAGTCTTCGTCCTCATGTAGGCGTAGCCGACCCGCCTGATCTTCGCCCTGTCGGTCGGCGCGTACATCGGACTCCAGATCGCCCGGACCCAGTCGGTCCCCTTGTGTTCGTATTCTTCGCGAACCCTGACCCCGTTCTTCGTGACCCACTTCGCCCGGGTCGCGCCGAACGCTCCGCCGTCGGGGGCAATCGGGTCAGGGCCGCGAATTGTCAGGACTCCAGTCGGTGAGAGGATCATGACGCCTCGGTGTAGTCGCCCGCCCGGTATTCGGCGTGATCGGCGTCGAGCCATACGTTCGAGGCGACGACTTGATGATCGACTCCGAAGATATGGAACAGAGGAACCGTCATCGGGAGGTCAGCCTGAAGGTCGTCGATCTGGGCGAGAGGTTGTCCGTCCTTCGCGATCCGGGTGAGGACCTTGTTGACCGGCGTGTCGGTGAACTCGACCTCGACATCGAACCATGTGTTATTTCCCGGTTTCGTGAACGTCGCGCCGTTCGTCCTCGACCCCGAGAACTCCGACACGAACCTCCAGTCGGTCGCGTCGACCCGCTGAATATAGACGCCGTCCTTCGATGGGTCGAGATGATTGAAGGTCTGCGTTCCGTAGAGGCCGATGAAGATCCCCCGGTTCGTGTCGGACATCCGGAAGTGACCGCGAAAGATGATCGGCTTCACGACGTTGTCGAACTGGAATCCGATCGTCGAGAAGGCGAGGTTCCATCGGCCCGTCCCGACGAGACTCCCCCACGTCGAGGCGGAGTTCATTCTCGCGATCGAATAATGCGGTTTGACGTCGTTCGAGATGACCGGGTTCGCCCCCGACGCGCCGTCAGTCCGACCGAGGAGGATCCAGTTGAGCCCCTTCCTCGCGGCGGTGACGTCGTTCATGTAGTCGATAGGAGACCCCGCATCATTGACCGACCACAGAGGGAACGATCTCGCGCCAGCCACACCGTTCGCGAAGTGATCGAAGATCCTCGTCCCGGCCTCGACCTCCTTTAGGCGGGCGTTCAGGTTCGTGAAGTCGTCCTTAATCTTACGCATGAGCGCCTGTCGAATCGGTTTCTTGAAGGCGGTCTCCGCGTCGGTCAGTTCGATGAAGTCGGCCATCTCTTCCCCTTATGTGATCCCGTAGGGTTTTCCGTCGTCGTCGAACAGGCCGCCGACGTCCACTCTCTGAATGAGGACCCAGTTGATCGGCGATCGTCCTGACCCGACCGCCCCGAGTTCTAATTGAATCCTCGCGTTCGTGACGTTGACCTCGGTCGTGACATCGTTCCACGTCGCGAGAGGTATGATCGAGTTACTCCAGATCGTCGCGCCGTTGATCTTCAGGAACGCCGGGCCCATAACTACGAACGCATGACCGCCGACGACGCGGACGATATAGACCCCGTTCGGGACATCGACCCGGAACCCCCTCGTCTGTCCCGGGTTCGTGAAGACCCCGGTATCGTATCGCTCGTCTGGGGAGGCGACGTTGTCGGCGTTGAAGAACACCACCGACCCCGACCCGGTGAACCCGAGGACGGTCGTCCCGTCGACGCCGTGTCCGAAGTTCGGATAGATGACGTTCAAGTTCGAGTCGTATCCGGCGAATCCCGATCCGCTCGGCGTCTGAAAGTTCAGGCGGACGAAGTCGGTCAGGTCGGGCGCGGCCGGGTCGCTCCCGATGTGGGCGTATTCCTTTTGATTGTCCGTCGCGGAGTCGTAACCGTCATAGTCGTCACTCAGATTGATCGCGTTCAGAACCGACGTCGTCCCGCCCGACGGAACCGACATATTGATCACGATCGTCCCGTCCGTGACCGTGATGAGTTTCCAGACGTCGAGGTACTCGTCGGCCGCCAGCGAGGCCACACTCCAGAAGGTGACGCCGTTCGCCCGACAGGTCATCGGGCCGTGAGCGTTCGACGGGTCTCCGGCGATCAGGCGGAGAGTATAGACTCCGTTCGGGACGTCGATCTGAAACCGCCTCGCCTGAAATTGTCCGGTCACGATAACCCCGGAGTCCTTCCGTTCGTCGGCCTGAACGTCGCGGTCGAAGGAGGTCATCGTCGGAGTCCCGAGCCATCCGAGGGTGATGTCGGAGTTGACCCCGAACCCTGTCTGAGGATAGTCGTCGAGTTCATAGTCCTCGTAAAAAAAGAACCCTTCTGATTCCGAGATGTCGGTGAAGTTGATGAAGAGGAGATCCTTCACGTCGTCGCCGATGAAGGCGGGCCTCTCGTAATTCGCGTCCTGAAGGAGGAGTTCGACGGAGGACTTCCCGAAGGCCTCGTTCCTCCCGACCACCTCCAGCCGTTCGTCGGCGAGGCCGCGTTGCCCTGTCCGCCGGTTCGGGATGTTCGGGTGAGTGAGTTCGACGACCTGACCGACCTCGATCTCCCGGTGAGTCGTCGAGACGTCGAGCCTCAGTTGATCGGGCGGAGGGTTCAGGCGGGCGAGGATTATCTCCCCCCTCTCCTGTGCGAGGCGAACGCCTCGAAGTCCTGTCCGGAATCCCGTCCCCTCCTCCTCGATGATGACCGTCTCCTTCGAGTCGGCCTGATCCTGAAGGTCTTCGATCACCTCGATGAACCCGGGCTCGTTCGACTCAAGGTCGTCGTCGACTCCCATCTCGACCCGGTTGACGTGAAGTTTATGGGCCCGCTCCCATTTCCACGACAGGACGTCGGCCTTCCCGAGTTTCTTCAGGCCGAGGACGGCGTCCTCCGCGAACGCCGGATGGAACATCCGGAAGGAGCCTCGACCGTCGAGGGCGATCGTCGGGTATCCGAGGAACCGATAAAACACCCGTTCGAGGAGGTTGAGGCCGCGAGTCTCCCTCTTGAACTCCAGCCTCCAGACCTCGTCGCCGTGCCAGTAGTCCCGTTCCCGGATGAAGTCGGCCGAGACGAGGCGGGCGGCGGGGATGTCGAGCCCGGTCGGGAGACCCCTGACGAAGTCGAGAGGGAACGCGGGGTCGTCGAACTTCCCGAGGAGGATCGAGAACAGGATGTTCACGGGGTTCCCCTCGATGATGGTCGTCCCCCATCGGAACTCGGACCCGACCTCATACGAGAAGACGAGAGGGTCGAGGAGGCGGATCCGGCTCCCGACGATCGACCTGACCTCGACCCTCTCCTCGTCCCCGTTCAGGTTCGGGCCGATGAAGAAGAAGTCCTCGACGTCGACGCCGTTGATGTCGAGAATGTTCACGAACTCCTCGCCCGAAGAGACCGCCCCGGTGATGATCGTCGCGACTCTCTGGAGAGACCCGGCGTCGGCGTTCGTCATCACGTCCTCGTCCTGCCCCCTCTTCTCGTCGACGATCCTGAGTTCGTAGGTCTTCTCGTCGGGGCGGAGTTTGAGGGTCGCGATCTGTCCTCGGGCGATCTCCTCGTAGTCGGTCTCGTCGAGGGTCATGTACCCCGAGAAGAGTTGAATCTCGCGATTGACCGTCGTGTTGATGACCGAGCCGGGCCGCTGAACCGCGAAGATGGTCGTCAGGTCGTCAGCGTGATCGACGAGGAGGATCTTCGTGATCGAGAGAGAGGACTTCCCTCGGAGTTGATCGATGACCTGACCGACCGAATCGGGGACTTCGAGGAGGACCCGGGTGTCACGGGTCGCGCCCCGGATCGGCGCGGTCGAGAACTGTTTGTCGTCGATCCCTTCGATCCGAATGAAGTAGGTCGGGAGGAGGGCCCCCGACTCCGTCGCCGCGATCCAGTTCGCATTGAACGAGTGACTCACCTCCGCCTCCCCTTCATGACGACCGCGAGGGCGATGACGATGAGGACCGCGAGGGTCCTCCAGAAATGCTCGACGAGGAGGAACCGGATCAGATCGACGGCCTCGTCGGCGATCTCAGGGACCCAGTCGAGGTCGACGGTCTGAATCAAGAGAGGTCCTCCCGGGCCCTGAGCGTGAAGTCGTACCATGTCAGGCCCTCGACGACGGGGTCGTCCGGGTCGAGGAGAATGAGTTTCGGGAAGTGAAACCTCGACTTCAGGACGTCCTCGATCGTATATGAGAACTTCAGGTTCGAGACCGCGACGACCCATCCCGGCGTTGTCGTCAAGACCGTGATCATCTCCTCGCGGTCGCCCTTCGCCTGTCGAATGAGATAGGTATTCCCATTGACGAACCCGGCCTCGTTGACGACGGGGATCGACTGTTGACCGGCGGAGACCCCTCCGTTCAATGTCGTCAGTTGAGCGTCGTCGACGTTCCGCGAGAACGCGAACGGGTTCCCGGTCGAGGCCCACGCGAAGAAGGCGCGGAGCGATTCCTCGAACGCCGTGTCGGTCAATCTATCCCACGACGCCTCGACCTCGTCGAAGAGGTGGCGGACGGAGGTCGTCGGGACGCCGCCCTGAGAGATGACGAGGTTCCGGTTCGCCCGCCGCCGATACCGCCACGACGAGAGTTCCTTCGGGAGGGAGAGAGACGTTCCATCGAATACGATCCTTGAGAGACCCATAGCGATCGGTACCTCCACGAATGAGTCGGTCGTCCCGACTTCGATCTCGATGAACTGTCCCGCGAAGAGAGACGTCACGAAGACGAGGTCGAGGCGTATTCTATCCGAGGCGCGGACCGGGACGTGAGGGAAGGAAGGCGACTGGGGCTCCGACTGATCCCGGATCGCGCCCGTGTTCCAGTTCTTGAACCCCGGAGGGAAGGTCGGAATATCGCCCGGCGTGTTCGCGTAGACCTGAAGGAACCGCCCCTCGAAGTCGACCCGCTGGACGTTGATCCTCCACTTGACGTTATCGTCCGACGTCAGCACCCGGAACCGCCCTCGGACGTTGAAGGCCGGATCGGTCCCGAGGCCCCAGAAGTTCGTATTCGGTTGATTCTGGGGAGAGACGAACCGGATGACCGAGGCCTTCTGATTCGTGACGGTGAGAGGAACCGTCTTCGCCGACCCCTCGAACAGGTTGACGAGTCGGTGATTCTCGTCGCCGAGCTCGACGAGGCCCGGGTCGCCTCGCCCGTCGTCGAGATACCATGAGAAGTTCGGAACCGGCCACGCCGGATCGCCGATGATCGTCATCACGTCCCTCGATACTTCTTCGTCGAGCCCCTCGCCTCCTTCTCCGGGTCGGCGAGTTCGCCGAGATGTTCAGGCGTCATCCCCGGGAGGAGACGGACAGACGAGGCGCGATGATTCCCGAAGGCCTCGTCGTAGTAGGCCCCGAAGATCGCCGTCGCCGGGTTGAAGAAGTAGACGTCATACCCTCCGAATCTCGCCTTCCCCTCGGCCGTGACGAGACTCACGGCCTCGACGCCTCTCTCCGGGAGGTCCCCCCATTCCCCGACGAGGGTCTTCCCTCTCTCGTATTCGATCTCGACTAACACCGCCTCCCTCACTCTGAGACGACGCGGATCCCCGCGTAGTTACACTCGACCGCCTGAGCGGCCGTCTTCACGCCGACCTCGGCCCGGTACTCCTTCGCCCCCGAGAGAGTGAAGGAGCCCGATTCGAGCCTGACGTATGACGTCGAGGCGGTCTCGACGCGGGCGACCTCGACGCCGTCGGTGACGTTCCACAGGCGGACGAGGGCCCCGGCCGACCCCGTCCTCTTCGCCCACGCGACGAAGGTGAACGTCACCTCCTCGTCGGGCCCCCAGAGGTCGCGGTCGAAGAGTCGGGCCGCCCGGTACTGAGTCCACGACACCGAGGCCGAGACGGTCCCGGTCGCCTCCATGACGGCCGTGACTTCGAGCGCCGCCTTCATGGCCTTCCGGACCGACGCCGAGGGAGAGAGGTGAGCGTATCCGAAGAGGGTCGCCCTCCCCTTCGGAGGGACAGTCCCGACGGCCCCGAGGATCGCCGTGACGGTCAGGGAGGCCTCGCCGGGGATCGTCTCGGGGACGAGCCCCTTCGCCGCGAGGGTCGCGACTCCGGTGAGGGCCGCCTTCGCGGAATGGAGGACGGTCGCCTTCGCCCCGAGGACCGCCGTCCCGGTGAGGGCCGCCTTCGCGTTCGCGATCGGGGTCGCCTTGAAGACGGCCGTCGCCGTCCCCGTGAGGGCGGCCTTCGCCCGGTGGGCGACGAGAGGGGCCGCCGCGACCACGCAGGAGGCCGCGAGAGACGTCTTCGCCCGGTGGGCGACCCTACCCTTCGCGCCGAGAGTGGCGGTTCCGGTGAGGGCCGCCTCGCCCCTTCTGAGGGCGACGGCCGTCCCCTCGGCCGCGAGGACCGCCGACCCGGAGAGGGAGGCCTTCGCCGGGTGAGTGACCCGGGCCCTCGCCGCGATCGCCCCGGTTCCCGCGAGGGAGGTCTTCGCCGAGTGAGTGACCCGGCCCTTCGCGAGGAGGGTCGCGAGACCCGAGAGGGCCGCCTTCGCGAGGGCGAACGGCCTCGACCGGGCGACGATGGTCGCGGTCCCCGTGAGGGCCGCCTTCGCCGAGTGGGCGACCCGGGCCTTCGAGGCGAGGGTCCCGGCCGCCGAGAGGGCGGTCTTCGCGGAGTGGAGGACCTGAGCCTTCGCCGTCAGGGCCGCCGACGCGGACAGGGCCGCCTTGCCCTGAGTGAGCCCGACGATGACGTCCCCCTCGGCCGCGAGGACGGCGGTCCCCGAGAGGGCGGTCTTCGCGGAGTGGAGGACCTGAGCCTTCGCCGTCAGGGCCGCCACGCCCGAGACCGAGGCCTTCGCGGAGTGAGTGACCCGGGCGACCGCCCCGAGGACGGCCGAGGCCGACAGGGCCGCCTGACCCTTCTTGACGGCGGCGACCGACCCTTCGGCCGCGAGTGTCGCCGAGGCGGAGAGGGCGGTCTTCGCGGAGTGGAGGACCTCCGGCTTCGCCGTGAGAGCGGCCGACGCCGACCTCGACCACTTCGCCGAATGAGTGACCTTCGCCTTCGCGCCGAGAACGGCCGAGACCGACAGGGCCGCCTCGCCGTTGTGGGTGACTCCTCCGGCGGTCCAGAGAGAATTGACGAAGGAGTCGGCGTCTCCGGTGCTGAAGTTGACGGACTTGTTCCCGTGCTGTCCCGACTCGCGGAATATCTCAAGGGAGAGGCGGAGACGGTCAGACCCCGCGCCCCACGTCAGGGAGAGGGTCGCCGTCCAGATTCCGTTCGCGGTGAACTCGGCGGAATACGCGGAGGAGTGATCGATGACACAGCCGGAGTCGTCGACCGCCTGCATCCGGAACCGCGCCCTCGCGCCGGAGGAGATCGTGTTGACGTCGATCGAGACTTCGTGGTCAGCGGTCCCGGGCGAGTCGCCAGTGACGTCCTCGTCCCAGACCATCGCCTCGGTCCAGACCTGATCCGACCCGACAGTGGACGAGGTGACGTCGAGTTGAGACGCCTGAATCTCGTCCATGTCGCGATTTTTCGCGACGGTGTCACAGGTCGTGTCGTCGGAGGTCGAGTTGAGGAAATACTTGATCGCCATCGATCAGAACTCCCAGTCGATGTCGGTTCGTCTCCGGATTTTCTCGAAGTCGGCGTCGAGGATGTCCGAGGCGCGGAGGGTCTTCGTCATCCCCGGGAGACGGTATTCGACGACGTCCTCGCCGAAACCGTAGAGGGTCTCCCGGTAGACCTTGCGGGGGTTCTGATTGAGGTCCCGGTCGCCCTGAGTGAAGACGACCACGGCCTGACATCTGTCGACCGGGAGGACGTCTTCGGTCGATCCCCGGGCGGACTTATAGACGACCCCTCTCGGGTAGTAAACCGACCACCCGAGGACGTTCGCGAGCTTCACCTCGGGACGGATCTCATGAACCGCCATCGGAGATCCGCCTTACGCGATCGTGATGTCGAGGTCTCCGATCGCGAACTCGAACGTATCGTCGGTGTCGACGACCTTCGGCGAGGTCAGGGCCCCGTAGAAGATCGAGTTCCCCGTCGAGGAGGCGTCGACGATCATGACGTCCGTCACGGTCCCCCACGCGGCGGTCGCCGTCGTGAAGGTGATCGGGAGCGTGTTCTGAGTGTGACCGTCGCCGCCGACAGTCGCGTCCCAGTTCGCGTCGGCCTGAACGACCTGTTCTCTCCCGTAGCCCCCGCCCGAGACTTCGGAGGCCGTCGACCCGGTCGAGGCGTCGTCGAGAGTCGCGGTCCAGAGCCCGATCCAGATCCCGGCGGGCTTATACGTCGCCTGAACTCTGAGCCATACGTTGATGATGGTGTCTTCCGAGAAATCGCTGAACGCACTCATTCGCCTCTCCTCCTATGAGAACGACTCTTCTTCCGAACCGAAGATGACATCGACGTCGAACTTCGGAACGACGTTGAGAGTGACCCGACCTTCCGTCGCGTCGAAGGAGGCCGACTCGATCGCCGACCCTGTGAACGATAGTTCTCCGAGCCCGGTGAGGTTCCCATCGAGGCCGTCGATGACCTGAACGGTCGCCGCCTGCTGATCCGGGTCGAGGCGTTTGACCGGAGCCTTCTTCTTCTCGCGGAGGATGGTCTCGGTCTGTTCGGTCTGACCTCGGCGCGGGTCCGGGTCCCTGAGTCTCCTGAACCGTCTCGCCATCTAACGGGTCTCCGAGGCGACGAGCGTGAACCCTTCACGAACGACGGCGTCGGTGAGGCGTTCCATGAGCCGAGCGATCCGGATGTCGTCGTCCTCGCCCGTCACCGTCAGCGGGATCGTGACGTTCGGCCCGACCCCTCCACGACCCGAACGAACGGCCTCGGCGAGGTCGGCGATCGCGCCGAAGTCGTTTTGCAGGGACGCCGGGAGGATGATCTCTCCGGGCTGGAGGAGGGCGTTCACCGAGTCCGCCCCGGGCGTCCCGCCCTTCACGACACCGCCCTCGGCGGCCGCGATGACACTCCCGAAGGCCGCTCCGACAAGAGGGCCCGCCGGTCCGCCGAAGAACGAGAGGGCGGTCATGATCGCCCGCAGGATGAGGGCCTGAACGATCATCGTCGCGATCTGACTGAGGAACGACTTCGCGAATTGTTTAAAGGAGGCCTCGCCATCGATCGCGGCGCGGACGAAGAACGCCCCTAACTGTTGAGCCCCCTGTCTTCCCTCGTCGACAAGACCCGTCTGGATCTCTTGACTGAGAGAGATGACCTCGTCCTTCGCCTCCTGAAAACCGGCGATGAGGACCTCCGGGAGTAATCCGGCCGTCGTCAGGAAGGCCTGAAAGTGCCCGTCGGCGTCGACGAGGGCCCCTCCGGTGTTGATGATCGCCTGACCGGAGGCCTTGATTCCCTCGACGAGGGCGTCGAATTGTTCGGCGGTGATCCCTCCAGCCTCCGCGCCTAACTCGAACAGGGCGACCGCCTCGGCGAAGTCCTCTTGAACCTCCTTCGCCGCGACGTCCAGTTCGTCGAGTTGAGCCCTGACGCGGCCGACCGACACGACCGCGACTTCCGCAGCGGGCGCGAGATTCCCGAGGGCCTCCTCGACCGACTTAATCGGTTCGGAGCGGAGCCTCGTCAGTTCTTGGAGGGCCCGAATACCCCGTTCGGTGTTGAACCCCTCCTCGGCGACGATCCTTTCGAGGTCGGCGACCCTCTTCAGGTTCTCCTGTTCCGTCTTGAGGCCCGAGTCGAGATCGTCGAGGACATCGATCACCGATCGGATCGCCCGTTGAAGGGCGGTCGTCGAAGTCTCCGCCTCGTCGGTCGCCTGCGTGGTCGTGTTGATCTTGTCGAGGGTCTTCCCGAACCCCTCGGACACGCCCGAGAGGGCGAACTGAAGGCGGATAAACTTCTCTCCGAGCCCGCCGATACTGTCGATGAACTCGCCGAGCCCCGCCGCCGACTCCGCGATGGTCAGGGCGATCTGAGCCATAGCGACGACCGACCGACCGACCGCGAGGGTCGTCGAGAGGAGGACATCCTCGAACTCCTTCATCAGGACGTTCGAGTCCTTGATCGACCCTTGGAATCCCTTCGCCGTCGTCGATAGGAGGTCGAGGATCCGGTTGAACCCCTCGGACCTGACGACGACGTCGCCGATCAATTCGGCCGCATCGTTCAGATCGTTATTGACCCGTTCGAGTCTCCCGGAGAAGGTCTGACCCATCGCCTCGGCGATCCCCCCGAACTTCTTCTCCATCTCAAGGAGGACGGCGTTGAACTGTTTGTTCTTCGGGATGTTGTCGTCGATCGTCAGGCCGTACCGGGAGAGGACCGAGACCATCCCGCCCGAGGCCTTCGCGACGAGGAGGGCGGCGGAGTTCGCATCCTGTCCGAGGGCGGCGGCGAAGTCGAGGGTCGCCTTCGTCGCCCGTTTCAGTTCCGTCCCGCTGAGTTCGCCGAGGGAGGCGAGGACCCCGGCGACCGACTTGACGACGCGATCGTCGGTGATGGTGAGGTCCTGCATCTGATCGGTAAAATCAGAGATGTCCTGTCGGGCCTCCTTCGTGTTCTGTCCTGTCGTCCGGAGGGCGGCCGCGAGGGCGACGTCGGCCTTCTGCTGTTCCTTCGCGGTGTCGACGGCCTTCGAGAACGCCACGCCCAGACCGACGAACGCGGCCGTCACCGCCGCCGCCGCCGCACCGATCGCGACGAGCCCGCCCTTGAACGAACTGAGGGCGGCCCCCGCCTCGTTCTTCGCGGTGATTAGAGCCCGGACTTGTTTATCGCCTGCGGCCACTCTTCCCTCGCCTGACGGTCGCCCTGATAGGCGGCGTCCTCTGTCGCGTCTTCATAGCCTCGATCTTCTCTCGTCCCGCCCCGGCGTTCATCGCCCACATATTGATCGAGAACGCCTTCGCCCCGTCCTCCATCCCGATCACTTCGCTCGGGAGTCGGCCGTACCTCTTCCCGATCGCGTCGACTACTTCGAGGAGGCGGGTGTTCCTGACAAAGGGCGTATCTCCGCCCCCGCCTCCTCAGAGACTCCGGACAGTTTCATGATCGCGTCGAAGAGGTTCGTCAGGTCCCTCCGGACGAGGTCCGAAGGTCTCGGCGTTCCGTTCTTCCCGTCGATGGTGAAGACGGGATCGAACACTCCCGCGACGACCATCTTCTCGATCATGACCATCCGTCGAGCGGTGCTGATCGAATCGACCGCCCTCTCGGTCGCCTTCCGGTCTCCGAGGACGGCGACGTCCGGGAGGTTCTCGGTGATCTCGCAGATCGCCGAATACGGAACCTTCCGGATCTGGAGCGTCAGTCCAGACAGTAACTTGAACTCCTTCATCGAGGCGGACCGGATGTCCTCGGCCGTCGCCCGCCGGTTGTCGTTCGTCGTCATGGGGCCCTCCCTTGACTGGGTTTGACTACGCGACCGCCGCCTCCGCCGAGATGACGGTCAGATTCATCACGTTCCCCGCGCCGACCTTCAGGGCGCGGAACGGGGCCGTCGACTTCACGATCCCCGGACCCTGAACCGTGACCGGGTCATCGGTGATCTGGGCGGCCGGGAGTTCGAGGGTGTAACCGTAATTCGTCGCGGTCGCCCCGATGATTCCGCCCGTCCCGATAACCGCGAGTTTAAAGTTCGTCCCCGCGAGGAACTTGTCCATATCGGCGTCGGCGGCGTCGAAGGTGATCGTCCCGGTGACGGCCCTCTTCTCGGCCCGGACAGGCTCCCGGATGTTCTTCGACCCGAGCTCCCGCCCGGCGTCGTCGAGGACGTTGTCGAAGGTGATCTCGACGGTGTCGGTGACTCTCGGCGTGTCGTCGATCTCGACCGCCGTTTGATGACCGGCGACGAGAAGACTGTTCGCGATGAAGGTCGGAGAGGTCTCGGCGACCTCTTCGACGTCCTTCCCGACGAAGTCGAGCGCGATCTGAGTGTTGCGGGTCGGGTCGAACGAGAACGTCGCCGACCTGACCTTCCCGCCGATGAGGCGGAGAGACTGGGTCAGCCCCTTATGAACCGAGACCGACAGTCCGATCCCGGCGTGAAGTTCCCCGATCGCCGGGGTGAAGACGTGCGTATTAGCCCCGGCCTCGGGCGTGTCGGGTGTCGTGTTGACGACGCCGAGGATATGTTCGAGGAGGCGGAGTTGACCCTCGTAAAGGGCCTCGATCGTGAACGACCCCGCGCCGCCGAACAGTTCGTCATAGAGTTCGTCGTCGAGAGGGTCGAGCCCATTGAAGATCGGTCGAGGCGTCCTCGTCCGGAGACCGAGGAGCGACTCGCCGACGAGTTCTGACCACTTCGACGGGACCGTCGTCGTCCCCCACGCCGACTCCTCGGCCCATCCGATATGACTGTCTCTTCCGAGTGGCATCATCTCCTCCTATGGTGATCCGCGATCGTGACGGTAGTCGACCGTCACGAAGATGTCCGAGACGTGAAGGTCGGGCGTTATTGACTCGTCGGTGACGAGTCCGACGTACCCGGAGACCCACGCATCGATCGCGAGCCCTCCGAGAGATGGATCGGCGTCGACCACTTCCTTGATCCTCTTGTAGAGATCGAAGAAGTCGACAAGGGGGTCCGCCCCTTTGACGACAGTCGGGAGCGTGATGATGACCTGATTCGTCATCGACTTCGTCGGCCCCGGGGCGCTATTCTCTCCGGCGGGCGCGATGAAGACGGCGGGCGGCCTCTTGAGGGTCTGCCATCCCTTCACCTTGAACCCCGTCTTCGAGGACGTGATGTCGGACAGGGTCAGGATCCTCGCCATGAGTTCGCGACAAATCTGCTCGAGGATGGAGAGAGGTTCGGTCGTGACCCTCGCGATGATCTGAGTCCAGTTCCCCGTATCCGGATTAGCCGGGATCGCCGTGTACTCGCCGATGAGCGCCGAGTCCGCGAGGGTCTCCTTCGACCACGCCGCGCCGCCGGGCCTCTCGGTGTAGATGGTCGAGTCGTTCCCGTACCCGCCCCCGCCTGTGCGGTCCTTCCCCGAGCCCCAGACGTTGACCCCGCCCCCTCCCCCGACGCGGAACCCCGTCCTCGTCGTGTAGGTCTGACCGCCGAACCCTCCCGGCCTCCACCGATGTTTCAGTTCGACCTGAACGATCTTCTCCTTCGCCTCGTCGATCGCGTCGATGTCGGACTGTTTGAGGCGGACACGGAAAGGCGTACCAGTCGAGGAGGTCTCGATCTCGGTCGTCCCGTCGTCCGGGCTCGACCACGGGTCGTCGACCTTCGACCACAGAGGGGTCGTCGACCATCCTGTCGTGAGTTGATCGAGGTCAGGTCGTATGTCGTGAGTCGCCATTATTCGAGACTCGCCTTGAAGGCGTCTCCGAGATCGTCTTTGATGACCTCGGCGAAGTCATCGAGGGCGCGGCCGATGTAGGGTCGCGCCGGGATCGTGACCTTCTTCGCGAAGACGAGGTTCCCCTCCTTCGTCTCGAAGACGAGGAACGGGGCCCGCCTCGGGAAGATCGTTCCGCCGAACTCATGGATCCTCGCGTAGACGAGGCGTTGCGTGAATATCTCTCCGACGATCGTCCCGCTCTGTCCCTTCACCCTCGACGCGATCGAGGCCGCGAGTTTCCCGGAGACGCGACCGAGGCGGTCGGGCGGGTTCCCCGCTCTCGACCCCCGGGTATAGAAGACGGCCCGCCCCCTGATCTTCTCGACGAGAGTCTTCATCACCTTCTCGATCGATCGGTTCAGGCCGCCTCTCTGGGCACTCGTCACTTGCGAGACGACGAGATTGAACCCGACGAGGTTCATGAGGATGCTGAGACCGGCCATCTACAAGACCCCCGAGGGATTCCCGTAGGGCGCGAGTTCCTTCTTCATCCCCTCGAAGATCGCGCCGACCTGTAACTTCTTTGTCATCGAGCCGTCCTTCAGGGACAGAGAGACCACGCCGAGGTTGTCCTTCTCCTGATACGCCTTCGCGACCATCTCGATCACTTTCTGTTCGAGCCCCAGTAAGAGGACCTCTGAGTGATCGTGAATGACCTGAACATTCCGGAACCCCGCGAAGAAGATCCCGGTCTTCAGTTTGACGATCCCGTTCACCTCGTCGAGGATGACCTCGGTCAGGAGTTCGTCGGCCGCCCCCCAGTCCTGATCGAGGGACTGTTTGACGGAGGTCGTGTCCGCCGCCGGGTAGAGTTTCAGTTGAACGAACGGCGTATTCTGTCCGTTCAGGTGTTCGGTCACGGGGTTCGTCCCCCGGGCACTCGGGAGCGTTCGCCCGAGGAAGTCCTCGGTCAGGCCGGAGAGGCGGGTGACGAGCGCCGACAGGAGGGCGTCGTCTTCGGTGTCACCGACCTCGACCTTCAGGTACTCTCTCACCGCCGCGAGGGTCGTGAGATCCGCCATGACTTACCACCTCCGCCGCGTCTTCGCCTTCGCCTTCCTCTTCTTCACCGGGATCGCCTTCATGGTGCGGGCCGGGGTCCTCTTGACCGGAGCCTGAATCGCCCGATTGAAGGGAGGGGCCGACATCGACTTATGACTCATAGGTCCCTTGACGTCGACCTTCGACGTCGCCGGGGCCGTGACCCGTTTGACCATTCCGGCCTTGACCCACTTGTCCACGGTTTCCTCCTGACCGAACTCTTCGACGTAGCCGGGGCGTCTCCCGGCGGCCGCCTTGATCCATTCGATCCGCCCCATGTAGTCCTCCAGTGGGCGAGGGCCCGAAGGCCCCCGCCCGGTTCTTCGACTTCCCCTTACTTCAGGATCGCCTCGGAGATGTCGATGTTGATCAGCCGGGTCCACGCCGTCGGAACACCGACGAGGATCCCGGTCCTCTTCAGGGCCCGGATGTCCGTCTGAAAGTTCGCGAACTTCGAGAACGGGTTCAGGTCCACCTGCATCCCGAGACGGTCGCCGAAAATGATCGTCTGAGGAGGGCCGTAGTAGAGGTTCGTGAGATCGGACGAGGTCGACTTGACCCGGTCCTCTTTGATCCCCGAGTGTTCGATGACACGCGACCCGAGGATCGCGTTGTTCGGTTCGACCGAGATTCCGGTCGAGGGGTTGAAGAGGAACTGACCCTCTCCGTCGGCCGCCGCGATCGCGGAGGCCCGCTGTCCGACGAGCGCGCCCCAGATGGTCGTCGCGATGAAGTAGATCGCGCCGCGACGACTGTTCTTCTGCCTCGCCGTGTACTTCATGGCGACGAGGTCCTTGATCGAGAGCGGGTCTCCAGTCGCGCCCCCGGGGTCGATCTCGTTCACGTCGGCGTCAGACGCGACTCCCGTGAAGTTCGGGGGAGTCCCGTCGCCTTCGAGCGCCTGCTGATCTTCGAGAAGGCCGAACTGTTCGGCGAACTCCAGAGACAGATAGTCGACAAGACCGACGATGTTGTCCTGAAGGAGTTCACCCGACACCGTCCCGAACGACATCATCTTACGGGCGGTGAGAGGTGCGTTCTCGAACGGCGCGGCGGAGATCTGATCCGTGACGGCGATCTCCTCCGCGACCATGACGGCGGAGATCGTTCCCTTCCGCCTCGGCCAGTTGTGGGTCAGGGACGTCATCGGGACGACCCTGACGAGAGGCCGGAGTTCCGAGTTGTCGACGATGAGGCGGAGAATCTCCCCCTCGACGACGGTCGGGACGAACTCCAGACCCTCGGTCGAGACCTCCTGAAGGGAGGCCTTCGTGTGGAACCCGTTGAGGACGAGCGTCAGTTTCTCATGAGCCTCACGACGTTCGCCCGAGAAGTCGGCGGGCCGCTGCTGTTTCTGAATGTGGGTCTGGAGCCACTTCCCGCACGCGACTTTCAGGATCGGGTCGTCGTAGAACGGTCGGGCGTTGACGGTCTTCTCCTGATCGGCGCTGAACTTCACGCGCCCATCCCGAGAGATGACCGCGCCCTGACCCCGACAGACGGCCTCGGCCATCGGGATCATCCCCTTCGTCTTCTCATCGAGGACGTCGAGGATCGCGTCGGACGTCGCGCCCGTGGTACGGAACGCCCCGCCCGCCCGGAACTCCTTCCGGACCTCCTTCAGCCATCCGTCCGCCCTCTTTTCGAGGTCGGCGATCTCGGCCTTCCCTTCCTCCCGCACCTTCGCGATCTTCTCGTCGTGAAGGGCGATCGACTTGTCCTGAGCCTCGACGAACTTCGCGAACCCGTCGTCGAGAATCTGTTCGACTGTTTTCATTTCAGTCTCCTGAGAGTCTCTATTGCGTTCAGTTGAGCCCGGGTCTTGAAAACCCGGACGAGGATCTCTCGTTCATCGCGGGCCGCCTTCTCGGGACTTTTTCCCGCCGCGCCTGAGCGCGTTGTCCCGGCGTTCGGTGAGAGAGAGACGAGGTAATCTCTTGTCGTCTTCCGTATGAGCCCCTTCGTCGCCGCGTCCTGAAGGGCCCCGGCGTTCGCGCCGACGGCGACGAGACTATGCTCGAAGAGTTCTTGTCCGGTGAAGAGGAGCCCGATCGACTCGCCCTCGTCGGTAACTCGGAGTTCCGGTTTCGATGTCGTCCCGAACCCGACCGAGTCGGCGTTCATGTAGCCGCCCCGATACATCTGATATAGCTCCTCGTTGAACTCCGTCTTGCGATGGAACTCGACGATCGTCTTGACCGAGTGTTTCTTCGCCGTGATCTTCAGGGTCTTCCCCTGACTCGGAGGATGATTCGCCACGACGCCGTACTCATGATTGAAGAGGACGATCGGGTTCCTCATGTAATTCTCGAACTCCCAGAGGTCGGCCGGGATGATGTCGCCGTATCTATCCGGCTCGTCGGTCGTGATGGTGAGCCCGAGTTTCCCGGTGTCCCCGTCGCCGACGTCCTTCTCGATGACGGCCGCGAACGTCTTCCGGATGATCGGGACGATGACGATCATCCCGTCGGCCTGACGAACCGGGACCGCCGTCATTCGGATCGCGAGGGCGTTGTCGATCTCGTTATAGGTCGACATCGGATCGGCGAGCGGGTCGACCTCATAGACGACCTCGACCCCCTCCTTCAGTCCTTCGAGGAACTCCTTCGAGACGACCGTCGGTTCGATGGTGGCGCGGATCGCCTCTTGTTCCTCCGAGTTCCATTCGACGATCGCGCCCGGGTATCCCGCCTCCTTCATCACCTCGACGACCTTGTCGTAAGTCCAGAACGCCGCGTCGAAGATGAACCGATAGATCCTTTGCATCGTGACCTCCTAAATAATCGACCCGACGGGGACGGCCTGACATCGACAGTTGATGACCTCTTCCGGAGGCCCGGCGGGGTCGAGAGGGTACATAAGACCATTCGAGAACGGTTCACCGATCGCCGTCGCCTCGGTGTCGAGGATGATGTGATCGTCTCTGACGAGGGCGTCTCGCGAGGTCAACCATTCGATCCGTTTGATGTCGGCCTGAGCCATCGACTGAAACCGCCCCTCGGAGAACGAGGAGTGAACCTCGGTCCTCGCGATGGTGCGGGCGTTCCGCCTCCGGCCGCTGAAGAAGTCGAGGACCCTCTGTCGGGTGTCCTCCTCGGTCAGGCCCGCCTCGGTCGCCTCGCCGATCACGACTCGGAGCTTCGCCGCCATTTTCTGAGTCGTCTGAACGATCCGGACTCTCCGCCTGTCGAGGGCCGCGATGACGAGAGGGTCGAGGAAGTCGAACGCGATGTTGATACCGATCTGAGCGGAGACCGAGTCCGAGCCCCGCAACATCGAGCCCCGCCAGATCGGCTCAAGGATGATCTTCGACTCCTGACTCGCCGACCCGACATCGAAGATCGCGGACTCCTCGTCGCCCGGGAAGATCCTCACCCGGCCGGGTCGGCCTGACTTCGAGGCCGCCTCGACCGCCGCGAGGTTCTTGAGGGTCTCCTTCAGGAGGCGGCGGAGATGACTCCTCCATGCGACCTCGGCGCGAGAGGTGAGAGACCGAGGTATCCGCGACAGGGCCCTCCAGACGAACGTCCTCTTCGCCTCGACCGACCGAGTGATCGGGATGACCTTCCGGTCGTCGTCGTCGTCGGCCGCGTCATCGTCATCGTCGGCGTCGGCGTCATCGTCGTCGGCGTCGTCATCGTCGGCCGCCGGGACGACAGGAGTGACGACGGGCGCGGGCTCCGGTTCGTCGAGGGAGAACTCGGCGGGTTGCACCGAGAACGGGAGGAACGACTGATCCGAGGTCGGTGAGTCGGTCAGGTCAAGACCGAGTTCGAGACGATCGTTGATCTCGTCCATCGTGACGCCCATATTGAACAGCTTGAGCGCGACGTTCGTCTTGACGTCGAGGTCTTCGAGGAGGGAGTTGATGACGTCGACCTTGAACGCGACCGTCAGGGGGATCTCGAGGCGGTCGAGGAAATCGGCCTGAATGACCGCCTCGACGAAGTGAAGGAACGGGATGACATCGAACTCGAAGAAGAGGCGGAGTTGTGGGGCCATGTTCGCGTAATTCGCGAACTGCATGATCCCGGCGACGGCGGGCGGCGTCCCTCCAGCGGAGAGGACGTTCTGTCGCGAGACGTCCCGGAGGCCCGCGAAGTCCATCTCCTTCTGACCGATCCCCGTCTTCACATATTCGAGAGACCCGGGAAGGATCGCGGGCGCGTGAGCCTTCGTCAGGCCTTGATGACGGGCGAGGAACGAGAGGCGGATCTTCTCCGCCTGCGGGTCGGTGATGGTGTGTCCCGCCTTCGGTTGAAGGATCCCCTCGGGGACCGCCCCCTGAAGGAAGAAACGCCGGTTCCACGCCTGAGCGAAGAAGTCGGTCTCGATCTCGGACATCGCGGCGTCGACCCATCCGATCCCCCTCTTCTCGTCGTAGGGCGAGAGGTCGCGGAAGTGAATGATCTCCTCGGCCGGGATCGCCCTGTTCGTCGTCGTGAGGGTGTAGACGGTCGGTTCGCCGAACTCGTTCAGTTCGGGGCCCTGAACCTTCCGGGGGTCGAGGCGTCGGATCGTGTCAGGGATGCGGCCTCGGTTCCGCTGAAGACTCGTCGAGGGAGAACCGACCCACCATATCGCATCGCCGAAGAGTTGATAATCGAGGGCGAGGGACTTGATCAGATCGGTCCCTCTCATGAGTGCGTTCGGCCGCCTGAAGAGAGTCGGGACGTCGTCCTTCGCCTCCTGAACCGTCTCGCCGGAAAAGAACTCCAGAGGGACGCGGGCGACGTTCTGAGCGAAGACCTTCATCGCCCGATGGAGTGTCGCGTGTTGACGGTAGGGCTCCGTGATTCTCGCGTCGACGCCTCGCGTGTCGAGGCCTGTCCGGAACGCCCTGTCGATCCAGTCCGACCCGGCGGACTTCAGAAATTCCGCCGACCCGGCGACGGCCGAGGATCCGAACCGCCACCCGAACGCCATCCCCTTGAACGCATCGAGAAGTTTCATCTCACCTCACCCGTGACTCGTCTGTTCATCCCGAGGACCGCGAGGCCCCACGCCATGACGATGTCGTCGTGGAACCCCTCGGCCGCTGAATACTGAACCTTCCCCGACGAGAGACCCGTCATCTCGAAGGTCTCGCCCTCGGAGATCGCCTCGGTGAAGTAGGGAACCTCGATCTCTCTTCTCTGGGTCGCGACCTGAAGGCCTTGAACGATCGAGGTCTTGAGGAGGTTGTCGAAGACCGTCGGGATCACTTCGACCGGGAGGTCGACGAGGACCTCGTACAGCATCTCGACGACGGGACCGCCGAGCCCAGTCGCGTCGACATATAACGCGAGTTGACGCGCCGGGCGGACACGCCCGTCGACCCTCTCCGCCTTCGCCCGACAATAGTCCTTGACCATCGCCCGGACCCGTTCGCACGTCGCCCGCCACGGGAGACGGCGGAACCTGTCGGCCGCCAGCATCCGGCCCGAGTCCGCACCGAAGATCCCGAGGACGGTGTAGTCCTTCGCCTGACCGAGGTCGAGACCGGCGAAGGCGTCCTCCTCGGGCTCCCACGGCCTCGACCACGGGAACGAGACCGGG